GCTTCGGTTTCAGAATGTACAACGCATGCAATACCACCATGCTCCTCTAGACGGTTAAGCCAACATTGCTGATCATCTCGGGCTATTTCGCCAGGCATTTTTATTTCCATGCCAATAAACACAGCTAGATCCTGACCAACCATATCCTCGGTAATGCATACTTTTTTGTACCCTACAAGATCAGGACTACCAGGAGATAAGCCAAACTGCACGAATTTGCCACGATTATCACGCAACGCACCAGTGTGGTTTCGGTACAAAGTCACATCTTGACAATTCGCGCTGACTGCTAGACGAATTTGATTCTGTAATCGTGTCTCAGGTTGAACCATTATGATCGCACATTGCGTGAGTCAAACACCGTAACATATCGGCCATTAATCAACCTAACCGTGATGCTGGTTTTATGCTTTCGGATTACGGTAGCCTTAGTCCATCCAGACATGCTCATATAAACTTTGCACGCTTCACCAGTACGTACGTGCGACACATCGAACTTTAATGTCATTGCAGAGCCTCACAAGCAGCTTGAACACCATATAGGCAATCACGACGTGTCATGCTATCGAGAGTCGATGTCAATGCAAACCAGCCTACAACGCCTGCAACAAAATAGCCAAACACGACGACTAAAGCATCAACAGTTGAACTTTTCATTTGATCAGCTCTAGATAATTGTGAGCCATCTCAGCCTGAATAATACCGTGACGTACCACATGCTCAGGCTGGCCAAACCGCTCACAATACGCTAGGTAGACATCGAGCTGGGCAGCAAACGCTACCGCATCATTGCGTCGTTCTTCACGCTCTTTACCAACAAGCATCTGGGCATCCTCAACGGCATCACGTGTGTGTTCCATTAGGAATGTCATCTGCTGAATAAGGCCATTCTGTGTGATCTGTGGCATGGTCAAAAAAAAGAGCTCTTTGCCCTTTATGCGTGTATTATATCAGGCATAAAAAGTTGTGTCAATTCATTAAGAACTGCATCACTTTTCGGGCAAAACTAGGCAAGACGCCAAGGCTGCAACCCTCGTCAGCATAAGAGAATCGAACGTGTTCGTCAGAAACTTGAGACTCGATAGTATGCCAACAATTTGCACATTCAGAGCATTTGCGCCGACGTACTCGGGTGTTGCAAGAACTCGGATAGGACAGAATGACACGGGTTTGTGCGGAATTGCAATGAGGACATTTCATCTAAAAGATTGATGCCGTGAGCGTAGAACATGGTCTATCCACCCAGGGTGGTAGCCCTGCTCAGCCCGTATCCGTTCTAGATCCTCAACGGTGCGTGCACGCCCAATATCGCGGCGCATTCGCCGGCGCTTTTGTTCTTTCTCCTGCAATAGAATGTCCCGTTCTTCAGGTATCCGGCTGTCTAATGGATGAGCAAATCCACAAAAAGGGCAAATCCGCAAGTGTGGCTTGTGCACTCCAAAACAGCTTGAGCAAACCCGGATTGGGACATTCGCTACGAGTCCAGCCCGTTGTTTTAATATGCCTTTCAAAGACCATTGTCGCTGTTCATCCGGCATGCCGTGGCGTTCACTATTCCCAGCTGCATCGAGTATGACCGCATGTTGATCTGAAGGACGCAACGCACGACCCACTTGTTGCAGATGTAGCCCAAGAGATTGCGTAGGGCGAAGTAGCAGTACACAGTTGCAAGCTGGGACATCAAAACCTTCAGATATCAGGTCAACGCTCAGTAGCACTGTGATCTTGCCATCTCGGAATTCATTGACTGTTTTATCACGCTGGCTTTTACGCATTTTGCCGTCGATTGTGGCGCATTTGATGCCGGCTGTTTTAAAACTATGCTTTACTTCTGTCATATGAGCTATGCTCGCGCAAAAACCAATTGTTTGTCTGCCACCAGCAAGCAACATCCAATTCTTGACAGCTGCGGCCACCACGCGCTTCTGCGATACAACTGCAGATAGCTGCTTGCGGCTATAATCGCCCGCAATCCGGCGCACACCTTTTAAATCAGCTGCACCGGGCGGGCAGAACAATTTGTACTGCGATAACCAACCGTCATCGATTAATTGTGCAGCCGTAGGACCAATTACCATATCATCAAATACTACATCTAGCCCACCACCATCAAGGCGTTGTGGCGTGGCTGTGAAGCCGAGCACCTTGGCGCTATGCTGCAGCTTATCTTTCCAAGTACGCGCACAAGCATGGTGCGCTTCATCGACAATCACTAAATCCTCATTACTCGGCTGCCATGACTGAATGGTGCGTACACTCTCATCTGGTGTCTGATCTATAAGCTCGCGACGGTGCACTAGCACTTGCACACGAGCGCCTTTGGCTCGTGCAGCTTTAGCAATATCACAAAAAATGCGGGTTTTACCACCGCCGGTTGGCAATACTATCAGCACCCTATCATGCGACCGCATGGCCTTTCTAGCACGGTGCATAAGATCTAACTGATAAGTACGTAGCACGTATGTGACGCAACAGACCTACAATAACATCACCTGCAATGGATTGACATGCTTTGATATAGATGGTACTATGACCTAGCAGTTTCTCCCAATCATGCACACTAATTGGCTGCCCATCGATATGACTCATGATCAGTATCATGATCTGAGTGCTATTGGCCGATCTGCATTGCTCACTTTTGCGCAGAGTCCTGCGCATTTCTGGCATGCTTTTTTAAATCCCAAAGCAAAAACTAAAGCACCGACACCAGCCATGCTGTTTGGAGCAGCATTCCACGCATATGTTTTAGAGCCTTTGGAATACAAGCTTAAATATATTGAGGCACCTACGGCCAGCAAGGTATCGAAAGCCTATCGGCAGGCTGAGGCAGATGCCCACACGAATCAGCAAACGATTCTTCCTAAGGGCACCAACGCGCATTGCCATCAATTGTCATTAGCGTTGCAAGATCATCCAATGGCACATCAAATCCTTTCTGCTAATGGGTTTAAAGAAGCTACATTTCTTGCTAAATGCCCAAAAACCGATCTAGAAGTCAAATGCCGGGCGGATTGCATCACTAATTCAGGCTGGGTTGTCGATCTAAAAACTACGCAGAATGCATCACCTGATGCTTTTACTAAAACTATCGCGAATTTCCAATATCATGTTCAGGCTGGTTTTTATCTAGATGTTATCGAGTGGGCGTCAGGTATTAGGCCCAAGGGTTTTCTTTTTATTTGTATTGAAAAAGAGGCTCCATTCGCCGTGTCAGTAATTCGCGCTTCCAATAGCATGATTCAAGCTGGATCACGTCGTGCGCGGAGTTTGCTTGATCGCATGGCTGAATGTTTTAAGCATCTTGAGTTAACTCAACCTTGGCCTGCCTATTCACCTGACATTATAGAAGTCAATTTACCGGCTTGGGCATCATGAGCAAGATTGTAGAAGCTTTGCTGGCATTCCACAAAAATGTTGGCCCAATCCGTGAGCTTTCAAGTGCTCAGTATGGCCAGTATGCTGATCTGCAGACTGTACTCGCTGCAGTAACACCACATCTTTTAAAGCAAGATTTAATTATCTCGCAAACATTCCAAGGCGACAATCTTGTAACCACATTGATGCACATTTCTGGTGAACGTCTTGATTCTGAAACGCCGTTGATCATGGGTGAGCATCGCAAGGGGAATGTTTTGCATGCTTGGGGCGGTGCCGTGACTTATCAACGCAGATATGCCGTGTTGGCCATTCTTAATTTGGCAGCTGGCTGCCCTGATGATGATGCAGATCACGGCGATCATAAAATGACAAAGCAATCATCAAAGATCCCTGATGACGACTTCTTTTGAGTTTGATCCTGAGCAGCATTTAACGCCTGCTCAATTGGTAGCCCGCTGGGAGGGCACGCCGTTTCCCGTATCTCTAGTCACTCTGGCCAGGTGGCGTCGCGTTGCACGCGGTCCCAAGCATATCAAGGCCGGTCACTCCAGCCGCATCTACTACCCGATTGCGGCTGTCGTTGCTTACGAATCCACTCTTTCACCCAATTTCTGATGCCCGCATTTAACAGCAGCCTGTTTAAAAATGAGCGCAAAGAGCGCGACAACCAGCCCGATTTTACTGGGCCAGGTCAAATTAGCAAAGCCGATTTTATGGCTATATATGACCAAGTCATCGCCAATCAGTACAAGGAGGATGATGATGGTCGCATCAAATTGCGTGTGGCAGGCTGGAAAAAAAATTCCAAATCTGGCAGAGGCTATATCAGTCTTTCGCTTAGCATCGATGACTATGGTGTACAAACCAAGCCTTCGCTGAACTCAGCTCCTGTAAACGACGACTTGTTCTGATGCCTGATTCTCTATCCCAAGCACCTCATCCCTATTGGTCAAACCAAAAATTAGTTAGCGAGGTCACCAAGCAGATTCGTCGCGATTATGGCGGCGTTCATGGTGCAAGATATCTTGAACAACGTGCGATTGATTACGGGTTTAAACCGTCTATCGCTCGCCGCGTAGCTCAATTCACATATATTGTGGCAGGCGAAGCTACTGATGGCTCCCGCCGTCGTGTCCGTTCCAAGCTAGCTGAAATCCTTAATCGATTGGAAACCAATGCGTAAACGCAACTTGATTATCGATGCGCAATACGGCTCGACTGGCAAAGGCCTCTATGCAGGTTTTTTGGCGCAACATGTCCAATGCGATACGATCGCATACGCACCATCACCTAATGCAGGTCATACTCTGATCTGGGACGGCAGCATCTATGTTCACAAAATGCTGCCTAGCGGTATCACATCACCGATGCTGCAGCAGATCGTCTTGGGTCCTGGCAGTTTGATTGATCTTGACCGTTTAGCAGATGAACTCGGCGACCTATATGAACGGTTGCCTGAGTTTCGTAACGTGCGCATCTATGTGCACCGGCATGCAGCCTGTGTCTATGACAGGCATCGTAAAACTGAATCGCAAGGTGGCACTGCGCCAGGTTCAACTAGACAAGGTGTCGGCGCGGCTCAGATTGAGCGCATCAGGCGCAATCCAGAACAGCTCAATATCATTGGTCAGGCGGATCACCCGGTGATGCGATCCATTATCCCGATTGACACCATAAAGATGCAGCGGATTTACGCTGAATCAGCCTCGCTGCTAATTGAAAGTTGTCAAGGCTATAGCTTGTCGATGTATCACGGGCAGTACCCATACACTACATGCCGCGATGTGACGGCATCATCAATTATGTCTGACACGGGTGTACCCATGATGAGTAGCAGCCTGACAGTGCATGGCACATTCCGCACATTCCCAATCCGTGTAGCCAACAGGCCAGAAGCCGGTGAATGGAGCGGTCCAAGCTATCACGATTCTGCCGAGATCACATTTGAATCGATAGGCCAAAAACAAGAACTTACTACGGTAACTAAGCTGCCACGGCGCATTTTTACCTGGAGTCAGCAGCAAGCGATGGAAGCTTGCTATCAGAACAATATTCAGGTTGGCTTCCTGAATTTTGCTCAATATCCTGTTGAATTTAAACACCTGATCGACATTTGGGAACGACTCAATGAATGCACCAATGTTCAATACCTCGGATTCGGACCATCTCTCAATGACATCTACAGAGTCGGCGCACCGGTTATCGAGATTGATCGAATCCAAACGATCTATAAGCGATATCGAGCAGCTGCAGGATGAAATTGCACAGTGGGCCGATACTGTGAATCCAGATCGCAATGCTATGTCTACTATCGCCAAATTACTTGAAGAGATTGGCGAGTTAATCGCATCCGAACGGATGTCGGACCCGATGGAACTAGCTGATGTAGCCATATTGGTGCTTGATTTATTCCACTTACAACAGATCAATATGTATCAGGCTGTGATTGGCAAGATGTCAAAAAATCGTAACCGTCGTTGGAAGCTTCAAGACAATGGCGCTCTTTCACATGTTGAATAATCATCAAGGCAGGCTAGAAGATACTGCCACCCTTTTGCGAGCAAGCCACATCCTGCGATGGGGCATTGTGCACACTATCACGCACCAGAATATTGCCGAGCATATGTATCGTGTTTGGACGCTAGTTAAGAACTGGGGGCCATCTATACAACTAACAATCGCACAGCAGAGGTTAGCAGAAGAATGGGCTTTAATCCATGATCTGCCAGAGATCAGGACTGGTGATATGCCTACACCACACAAAACTCCAGAAGTCAAAGCTTGGCTTAATCAGCTCGAATCCGAAATCTATCCACCATTAAATGAAACGCGCAAAATGCAACCTACAACAACGGCTTTTTGTAAGTTTTGCGATACTGCAGAATCGATTTTGTATCTTAAAATCAACGGCATAGGGCAACATGCTATTGATGTACGTGAGTTATTGGCTCAACAAATGTGGGATCGGTTACATAAATCGCCTATTGACACCGTTTCTCAAGCCGCTTTGCATAGTTTTTTTAACGACACTTATCACAACACATGAATTTTGATCAAGCCAAACAAGCAATCCGCCTGCGCAAGCGCGGACACACACCCATGTCTATCGCACGATGTATCAGTAACACGAGCACAGCTGAAATTATCGATTTTTTTGGCGAGTCATGGCCTGAGCACCCCAAAGACAATAGCATGTCACCAGGGTTTTACCGTTGGTTGATGGATGAATGCGAATACACATGGCGACCTAACAACACAAACCCCAAGGATGCCCCATGGTCTCGGATTGTGAAATGAGCACTCAAGAATTCGTTGCGCTTTGCAGCGATACTTGGGACGCAATCACTCGTTTGACTCAAAGCAAAGGGCATGAATATGCCAATAGCGACAATCAATTAGACAATTTCAAGCGTCTTTCTACAGCGCTTGGACTGGCCCCAGATGCCGTGTGCTTTGTCTATTTGGCCAAGCACATGGACGCAATACAAAATCATATCCGAGAGCCAGAAAGGGTCAAATCAGAGCCTATTGCTGGACGGATCGATGATGCCATCCTCTACTTACTTCTTCTTAAAGCTATCTATCAATGCGACGGAACACCGAAGACGCATACTACGACGAAATAAAGCGCATTCCCTTGCTGACATCAGAAGAGGAGATTACTTGCGGTCGCAGTGTCCAAGCGATGCTGCGGCTACAGCATGCCAAGCCACAAGGGCCTTACACACGTGTTGAGCAACAAATCCTACGGCGTGGCAAGAAAGCTAAAAACCGCATGATATCGGCTAACTTGCGCTTAGTGGCCATAATCGCTAG